AAAATGTTCATAGAAAGTTCATGGAATATCCCGAATGCCTATGCTACAATGCAAATAGGAAGGAGGAATTGCGATGCAGACGAGAATAGATATTTCCGATGCGGTTCTTCAATGGGTTGTGCGGAAAACACAGTTTGCGGCGCTTCCTCCCAAAGCAGCCGCTCATTTGACAAAGTGGGTTAGCGGAGAGAAGAAGCCTACTTTTAACCAGCTTGAAGAGGTCAGCAAAGCAACCGGCATACCTCTGGGATATTTCTTCTTGCAGCAGCCGCCGCACGAGGATGTTCCGCTTATGGAATATCGCACGGTCAACAGTGTGTCCTTCAGTCAGCCAAGCCGCAACCTGATTGCAACCATCCACGAGATGGAAATGGTTCAGGACTGGACGCGGGAATACATGATTGCAGAGGGAATTACGCCCCCTGCTTGTGTCGGCGCGTTCAAGAGCCACGATGATGCTGCGGTATGCGCTGCAAAAGTGCGTGAAATATTGGGACTATCTGAAAACTGGTTTGAAAAGCATCCGAATGCCGCTGCTTCTTATCGTTTCATGCGCAATGCAATCAGCAATGCGGGCGTGCTTGTTATGGCGAACGGGATTGTGGGCGATAATACGCACAAGCCGCTCGATATAGCAGAATTTCGTGCCTTTGCAATGGTTGATGCGTATGCGCCTTTGATTTTTATCAATACCAATGATTCTGAAAGCGGCAAGCTCTTTTCCTTAATCCATGAATTTGCGCACGTCTGCGTGGGCGAAAGCGACTTTTTTAATGACAGAAGCAGCGGTGCGGAAACCGTTCGCCCTGTTGAAGTGCTGTGTAATGCGGTTACGGCAGAAATTCTTGTTCCGCAAAACTTGTTTCTTGCAAAATGGAATGAATATATACAGAATTACGACAAGGAGATAGCGATTCGCGTGCTGTCCGGCTTCTTCAGGTGTGGCACTACTGTCATTGCAAGGCGAGCGCTGGACAATAGGAAAATTAGCCGTGAAGTTTACCGCAAAATCGCGAAAGCAGCGATTGAACAGTACAATAAAGAAAAGCAGCGCAACAAAGAAAAAGGTAGCGGCGGTGACTTCTACCGTACAAAGCTCAGCAAAATGGACAAGAGATTTTTTGCGATGCTTACGAATAGCGTCTTAGAAGGACGAACGCAGTACACAGACGCATTCCGCTTGACCAGCACAAATCGCGCTACTTATGAAAAACTGGTGGGCGCTCAGAAAGGCGGCGTGTGATAAATGTCGGAGCAAAAGTTCTTGATTGATACCAATTCATTTATCGCACCATACCGCCAATATTATGCTTTCGATTTCACTCGCGCGTTCTGGGAGCAATTAGAGCAAAACATCAATGATGGAAAAATCGTCATGCTGGATATGGTGCTGGATGAAATCCTTTGTGTAAACGACGAGTTGAAAGACTGGGGCAAGAAGCTGCACCGTGAGCAGTGCATTGACCACAGAGAGCCGCAGATTCTATTGCACTACCGCGAAATCATGCAGTACCTTCAAGACTGCCCTTATTATAAGCAAACCGCGCTGGATGAATGGGCAATAGAAACAGTTGCTGACCCGTGGCTGATAGCGGCGGCCAAGGCGCATAACTGCGCGATTGTTACGTTTGAAATGCCAAATACCAACCCGAATGCGAGACAGCCGTGGAAAATGCCGAAAATTCCGAATGTCGCGAATGAGTTCGGCGTGCAGACGGAGAACCTGTTTTCCATGATGCGCACGCTGCAATTTAGACTGTGAAGAAATAAAAACTCGCCGGGACAGCCGCAGAGGATTTCTCCCTCCGCCGCCATCCCGGCTTTCCTTACGCCTCCTGATGCTCGTGCAGCGCTCCCCGGATCTCGTCAATCCGGCTGAACGCGGTCTGCACATTGTTCTCCAACTGGAACGTCCGCTCGACGACGGAGTTGTGCTTCTCCACCTTGCGCTCCAGCTGCTCCAAGCGGTAGGACAGCAGGGCGATTGTCTTGCTGTTGGCGAAGTAGCTGCCTGCCAGCGTGCCAATCAGAGAAATTGCCGCAACAATGATAGTATCCATCATCCTTTGTTCCTTCTTTCGCGTATTTATCCGAGAATGAACGAAATATCTTGGCAGCCATGTATTGCCGAGCCTGTACCGAGCAAAGCGGACAAGTCCAGCAGTCGTGAGGGTGCAGAGGCACACCGTCCGCACCCTCAATGTCAATCTTTTTGCTTTTCACGGTGGGTGCGCCGATTTCTTTTGTGGTGAGAATCAATTGCAAATCGTCATATGTGTGAAGATTCCCGAAGGTGATGCCCTTCATGATGATTCCTCCCACATGGTAGAGGGGAGGGAACAGCCCCTCCCCGGTTGGTCATTAGATTTCCTTGAAATGCTGGACAATCTCGTCCTGCGTCATGATGCCAGACCACAGCTCAAACACAGGCATGTCCACCTGCCCAGTGCGGAATACGCCACCGATGCCATCCCACTGTGCGCCAAGAAGTAGCGTTTCAGTGATTGCAGACGGCACGTCGATTTCGCCTGTACCGACACGCAAACCATTGATATAGACGTAGTATGTGTCGATTTTCTTCACAATGCCTACTTCAATGTATCCGTTTTCGTTCGTGATCTCCGAAACCTTATAGCCGACGGCACCCGTGCTGCTGGTATCCTTAGCGGGCGTCATCGAAGTTGTATCGCCAGAAATCTGAATTTGGAGAATATCTTCAACCTGCCGGCACAGCAAGCCCTTATATCCCGGATCGGGATAACGCTCGGAAAAATCGGAAAAGAACACTGTGCCATCCACGCTCGGCTTGAATCGCGCAAGCAGCGTTGCCGTCCGCCACTTTCCGGCGAAAAGCGCCTGCTCGGTGTCCTTGTAGTTATTGCCATTGGACACGAAATCTGCGACGCTCAGGGCCAGAGACGGCGCGCCAGTAGCAGCGTCGTATTTTTCCTTGAATACTTCGTCGCAATATGCGGCACGTTCAGTCACCCAATTCTTGGACTGCTCCAAAGTCCGGCGCATTCGGCGGATGCCAAGCCAGCGTCTTGCGTCGTATTTGTAGAGCGATTCCGGGATTTGAGCAACAAATTCATCCCAGCGCCGTGTAATGTTTCCAAGCGAAAGTGCGCCATTTCGCAATGCAAAATAGCGTTCGCAGAGTTCAGCCGGGAAGTGTTCCTCAATCTTCGCCCACAGCAAGGAAGTTCTGCACTGATACGCGCCAGGACATGGGCTGTCGGATGCGAAAAGCTGGATGCCGTCCCACTGCACACCGAACAGCGAATCCAAATCGTACAGCGACGGCGCCCAGACAGCACCGTCGCGCGTAGTCATGAGCATGTTCTTGCCGAGGTTGTCTGTCGCGCCTGTCAGGTAGGCGAAGCAGTAATAATTCAGGCAGGCGTCCAAGTCGAGATGCTGCGAGAAGTTGCTGCGGAATTCCGCTTCCGATTCGGTGTCCTTCACGAAACTGACCATCTGATTGAATTTCGTGAGGATTGTCGCGGGTTCGTCGCCGCCGACCTCGATGCTCCAGCCGACTTCAGTCGCCGCCGCACGGAACGCGCCTTCCGTCAGCTGGTCTTCTGCACACATGACGATGTTGTTGACGTTGCTTTCATCCATCCCGAACATCCACGCCTCTTTCGGAATGTTCATGGTATACAGTCCGGTGCAATCATCGTCGAACCATGCCAGCGTAGGATAACCGTCAATCAATCCATGACAAGGCGCAGCCGCATTCGCCGGATAACCTTTCATCATGTCGCAGGCAATACGCGCAGAGACGACGTTGCAGGCCTGCGTGGGGTCAATCCAGTTTGCCTTCATGCAATACTTGCTTTGTGCCTTCCAGTCTTTGACGAAAAGTGCTTCGGCGGAGACGCTCTTTTCCGCGTCCTCATAAAGGGATAGGCTGAAATTCTTCTTCGGATAAGCAAGAGAAGAAGTTCCCTGCGGTTTCAACTGCGCGTATCCGACCCAGTGGCGCTTTTCCTTGTTATTGAAAAAGTCAACCTTTGCGACGCGCTTGTCGGATTTGTCGCCCCAGTTCTTCAGATTCCCGCCATTAATGGAAGAAAAGCGCACTTCGCACATGCCCGCCAATGCCGCCTGCGCGCCAAGGCTCAAAGTTTCTTCCTTGATTCCCTGTGTTGCAACAATCTTGATGATGCCAGTCTCCGAGCGGACTTCGCGCCCCTGCTTAAACAGCACCGTGACGAAGATTCCCATAGACCCGCTTTTGCATGTGTCCGCCGCGCTCGGCTCATAGTAGATCACGCCGTTTTCATCCGGGATGACACCGACAACCCCGCCGTTTCTATCGCTGCCAGAAATCGTAGTCACCGAAGCAAAAAGCACATCCTGCTGGTAGTTTTCAACGAACGCAGAAATATTGATTGCAAACCGCGTGACACGGTGTTCGTACTGCATCAGAGAAATGCCCTGAATGCCTTCAATCTTGCCCGAATCGGAAATATTCAAAACGTATTCTTTCATGTGAATATTCACTCCATTTCTTTCACTTTGCGGTTTTCCTGCTGTAAATTTACAGTGCCAGCATTTCAGCGTTGATTTGTGCCACCTTGCTGTCATCCATGGCAGAATTGTACACCCTCGCATCTTTCAGCGTGAAACTTGTCCGATGGTCGATTGTCGAGACGGAGCTGGTATGCCTCGCCGCGATAATCAAAGATACATCCGTCGGGATGTATGCCGACGTATCCAGTGCATAGCCAAGCGCGGAATTGTAAGCCTTGTAGCCGTTCAAGTAGAAGGAATAATTCGTTCCTTCCTTGGACAGGATAAAGACGTTCGTTCCGTCCGCATTGATGATTTCCGACCATGCTTTGCCTGTATTCTCCATTGCCAAGTCCATGCGAAACGCGCCGCTGCCGCCGAAAACCGTCCAGCCTTCATTTGCTCCGTTCTGCATCACACGGAAGCTCTGCGTTTCGCCGTCCTTGCCGCAGTCCGCCAGAATATACGGCAAGCCCTCCGTCGAACTCGGCGTCCCGCTGTATGCGATGCACACGCACCAATCATCCGCGTCACCGTTTTCGTACAGCTTTACGCCCGTGTCAAGGTAATTTCCGCCGTTGAATGTAATCGGCTTTTGGAGTTTGAAAAGGAATGTGCCGTATTTGTCCTTCTGCGGTTTCGCCCCGCTGATTTCATAGAGCCATTCCAGCGCGTCATGAATCGCCCCTCTGATGTCCTTCCCATACACGCCCGTTGCGATGGTGTCCAGCAGCGTTTGGAAGTCCTTCGTGCTTTCGCTCATGCTTTCGCCTCCTGCGGCTGATTCACCGCCTTTTGCAGCACCTGAATGCACGCCAAAAGCGCGTTCAGGTTGCTTGCGCCGCGTACCTCCACCGTGGACAGCGCGTCAATGATGGCTTGCACGGTTTTCTTGTCGATGGTGATGGTTTCGACCATGTGGGGCACTCCTTCCTTATTCCGACGCGCCCGCGCCAAGATAGTTGATTTCCTTCGTGCTGTAATGCCCGCCCGCGAAAACCTGCACGTTCGTCAGCACGTTGATGGTGTTTTCACCGCCCTCCGGCGTTGCGTAGGTGATGGTCTGCGACGTTTTGGAGACGCGCAGAGCGTCGCTGATGCCCGTCACGACGGTCTGCTTCTGCCAGCCGACGCCCGTTCCTCCGATGGTTAGCGGGCCTGTAATGGACGTTTCCGAGAGATTCGCTTGTCCTGCGTCCAAGTGATCAAGTTCGCACCGTGCCGCTGAAATAAAATCGCCATTGAAAGTGTCCACCCAGCCGCTCACCGTCTCAAATTCCTTCGCCGTCACATACCCTTCCAAATCAATGCAGTTCGCGCTAATCTTCACCGCGCCCGCCGTCTGGTTGATGGTGGAGACAAGGTCGCCTTTGCTGACTTTCGAGGTCAGTTCCCCGGTAACGCTATTCAATGTGAGCTGCACGGTGTTGATGGCTTTTGTGTTGTCGTCCACCTTCGTCGTGTAGGCATCAATCACGCCGTCAAACAGCAGCAGGTGCGTGTTTTGGTCGCTGACAATCTGCCGCAGGTACTCCACCGACGAATCGACGACCTCCACCGCTTTGCTGGTCGCGGCGGTGGTGCTTGCCATGCCCGTTTCCGGCGTGCCGAATGTGTATTCGGACTGGTCAGGGTTCACGAGGTCAAGCAAAATCGCCGTGCAGGTGTATTCCGCGTCAATGCCGTGGGGTGGGGAGACGACGCGCACCTTGTCGCCGACGCGGAACGATTCCGCATTCACATCCAGCAGGTGCAAATCCACCGCGCTGATGGTGATGGTGATTGTCTCTTTCAGGCGCTTTTGCAGGTTCTCCTTCGCCATTTCCAGCAGGGTACTTGCGTCCTTCGCGTCGAACTCCGTCACGCCCCAGATGCGCCCGTAGAGGGCGATTCCGGCGGCGTCCTCGATGTAGTCCTTGCCGCCGTTTACGCTGCTGATGGTGATCTGGCTGCCGCTCTGCCCGGCGCAGGGAATCAGGCACGTCACGACCTCCGACGCGGAGACGTACTCGGACAAGTCCAGCAGATTTTCCCCGAAGCGGATGACTTGCCCGCAGGACGTGCCGCTCTCCTTCGTCCAGTCCAGATAGCGTGCGCCGTCTTCGTGGCGGATGCGCAGGAAGCCGCCGTGGATGTCAATCAGGTTGTCGCTGATTTCGTCCCAGGTGTTGCCGTAGCCCGTGTTCTCCACGCTGGACAGTGTCTCGATGTCCACATTGCCGATTTGAAACTGCTGCGCCTCGCTGACCGCCTCGTTGTGCCGCGTCAGGTACAGGCGGAACAGCCCCGCCGCCGTGCCGTCGTAATCCGCCAATTTGTACGGATGCAGGACGCTGTCCACCAAGTAGGTTAATTCCCCCTCGCAGGTGACGGTCTTCTGCCGGTAGAAGTCGGTTTCCGTTTCCAGTACACGCCCGCGCCAGATGATTTCGTCATCCTGCCGGACGTCAATCCGCGTCCGCATTTTGTGCAGCGCGCTGTACATCGGGTGTTCCGGCAGCAGCACGAACGTGAGCGTTCCGGCGGCGTTGCACTGCGTTTCCAGCACGGGGGACAGGACGGAAAGTTCCTCGTCCCCCGGAGAATACAGCAATGCGTCGTCCGCGTAGATGGTGTACATTTACAGCCTCCCTCCTCGGTAGTCGATGGATACCGTGCCATTCCCGGCGAAGGTCAGCACGTTGTCGCCCTCGGTGATGCAAATGCCGCTGATGCGGTTGTCGCCCGCCGTCAGCGCGTACTCCTTGCTGCCGAATGCCGCCGTCATCGCCGTGCTGGTCGTGATGGTCGGGATGCACGGACGCCTTGTGCCGGGAATCGTCAGCGTCAGCGTGCCATCCACCGGCAGCGCCTTGTAGTCGCGGATGATGCCTGTCTCAAAGTTGAAGGTGTCCCACAGCCAATCATCCAGCGAACCCGTGATTTCCAGCTTGTACGGGTCGCAGACGGCTTTCAGGCTGATGGTGGCGGTCTTGCGGTCGCTCTCCAACGCGTTCATGGTCACGCGCCCGGTGTAGGCGTAGCCGGGGTCTTCATCGAGGATGATTTGCACCCGCTGCCCGTGCAGGGTGTCCAGTATTTCGGAATACAGCGCATCCCAGCGGTTCCGCGCGTCAATGACGATGAACTCCGCCGAGAAATCCCGTGTCTGATAGCCCACGCGCCCGGTCAGCGCTTCGGACAGGTCAAGCGCGCCGTCCAGCCCCGGCACATCCACATAGTTTGTGCGCACCTTCGGCGGTGCGATGGTCGGGCGCGTTTTCGGCAGCAAGCCCCAATCGCGGTAGGTGTGCTTGCCGCCCAGCGTTACCCCGTAAATCATGCGTTCCGCCCCCTTCGCAGCGCCATCCGCCCCAGACGCTTGTCCATCTTGCCCGCCGTTGCGCCGACAAGCACGCCCGTATCCAGCACAATCTGCTGCTGATTCATGCCGCTGAAGCCGCTTTGCAGGGCAGCAAGCATCTGGTCGAGCTTGCGCTCCATGCTCGCGCCCACGACCTCACCCACCGCGCTTTTGACGTACCCTTGCAGCACGCCGATGGGCGCGACGGCTTCGGCTCCGGCCTCGCCGACGAGGTGATAGCCGCTGTGCGTGTCAAAGAGGGTTGGTTTGGAGAAGACTGCGCCGTCAGCGTGGGCGGATGGTGCGCCGATGTAGGTGTTGGGGATTTTCGGCTGCAAGAATGTAGGCGTGGTGTTCCCGTACAGAATGTTTTTTTGTGCGCCTTTCAGTGCTTCATTCAGCACGGCGTCTTGCGTTTCTTTGCTGACAGGATTGCCCCAGAAGTCGGTCTTCTCTTGGAACTCCCTTCCGCCGCCGCCCATGGTTGCGCCGCTGGAACTCGTGCGCGTGTCCGAACCGTGCTCTTCCACCGTGAAGCCAAGCACCAAATTGACTTGCCGTGCAACGCTGTTCCACCATGTCTGAATATCTCTCGCCATGAGGTTGGCTTTCCGCCCGATGCCATGGAAGTCGATACAGCAGAAGTTGCCGACCGCCTCCACGACCCCGTTCCACCACTTCTGGACGTTCTCTTTTGCCTTGGAAAGCTCCTCCTCCGTCGGCTTTTCGTCGCTTGTCCCGAACACGAGCCGCAGGAATACTCCGGCAGTTGACACGAAGGTATTCCACGAATCCTTGAGGGTCTTCGCTACGTCCGGCCAGTCCGGCAGGTCAACGCCGAACACGCCCTTGAAAATGCCCTGAATCAGCGGATAGGCGCTTTTCTCCCACGCCCACTTAATCGCGCTGCCGATGCTGCTCATAATGTCCGGCAGATTCGTCACAATCGACCGCAAACCGCTGCCGATCGCCGTTCCCAGCCCCTTGAAGTCAATCTTGCCGATGAGGCTCTTGAACGTCTTCAGCAGCGACGGGAACAGCTTCTTGAGCGCGCCGCCGATTTGCTTGACGACGTTGGGCAGTACGTCGATGATGCTGCCCAGCAAGTCCGGCAGCACGTCCGCCAGCCCGGTAATGAGCGTCGTTGCCGTCTCCACCATGCCTGGCAGGATGCTGTTGATGATGCCCGGCAGCTGCGGGCCAAGCGTGGAGACAAGCGTCTGCACCGCCTGCACGAGGTGCGGCGACATCGTCTGCAAGCGCGGGACGATGTTGTCCACCGCGGTCATTACGCTGTCGGACAGATTGCCGACAAGCTGGTCAATGTCCTGATTGCTGTCCGCTAAGCCGGAGAGCAGGTTCGCCCACGCCGCCTTGACCGAGCCGATAGAGCCGGAGATGGTCGTCGAGGCTTCCTTCGCCGTCGTCCCGGCAATATTCTGGCTTTCCTGGATGACGTGGATGGCTTCGATAATGTCCGCGAAGCTGCTGATGTCGTACTTCACGCCGGAGAGCTTCTCTGCATCCGCCAGCAGCCGCTCCATTTCCTTTTGTGTGCCGCCGTAGCCGAGCTTCAAGTTGTCCAGCATCGTGTAGTTCTGCTTGCTGAACCCCTTATACGCGTTCTGAATATCCTCCATGTTGGCACCGAAGGTATTCGCGTTGTCCGCCATGTCGGTGATGGCAAGGTCGGCATACGCGGCGGCGGCGACGGTGTCCTTGCCCAGGGACGAAATCAGGCTCGCGGAGAAGCTCGTCACCGTGTCCATGTACTCGTTGGCGGACAGCCCCGCCGTGCGGTAGGCGTTGCGCGCATATTCCATCACGAGGTTCTGCGCATCGTCGCCGAAGAGCTTCTTCACGCCGCCTTCCAGCTGCTCATAGCTGGCGTAGGCGCTCATGGCGCTGCTGACAAGTTTGCCCATCGCGGTTGTGCCTGCCGCAACGCCCGCGCCGATGACTTTGCCCATTTGCAGCGCCGCTTCGCCCGCGACCTTGAAGCCTTTGCCCAGCACACTGCCGACCTTCTTGCCCGCCGCGCTGATTTTGGCAAGCTGCTTCTCTGCACCGCCGGTGTTCAGCGCAATCGTGCCGAACAGCTCAAAGATGCTGCTCATATCGTTCCACTCCTTTCTCCCGGCGGCACAAAGCCGTCGAGCAGATTCTTGCTGTGCTGGATGTCCTCCGGCGTGATGTCCGGCGCGTCAATCGGTGCAGACGTGCGGTATTCCTCCAGAAACTCGCCGAAGCCCTTGTCGAAGCACCGGTGCAGCCACACCTCCCACAGCAGCTTCTCCTCCGTCTCCTCGTTGTACATCCGAATGCACTGCCGGATGAAGTCGCACAGCCGCCCGCGGCGCAGCATCCCGTCCAGCAGGCGCATCGGGTCGCTGTACCGCCGGAAGAGCATATCGACGAGCTTTATTTCGTCTGCCCCAAGCGCTTCATCAGCCGCGTAAAAAAATCGCGGAAATCCTCGCTCGCCATCAGGTCGAACACGGCTTCGGCAAACACGCCCATATCCAGCGCAGCGATTTCCGCGGGCGTTTTGCCGCTCACATCCGCCAGCAGGGTGTAAATCTCGTTCTTGCAGTCCGGCAGGCGCGACAGCAGCTTGTCTGCAATCGTCAGCGCGACGGTCACGCCGACAGTCTCGGCGCTCTCGTTGCCCTCGCGCACCCGCTGGACGGCGGTCTTGGTCGGCATGGCGCTGCGCAGGTCGTTCACGCCGATTTTGGACAGGATGCGCATCATCGTGAAGAGGTCGTCCGCGCACAGGCGGCGCATGGTTAAGGCTTCATTTTCCATCGTGATTCCTCCTTTTGATAGAAAAGGGGAGAAAAGCGATGTGCCTTTCTCCCTGTGGTTGATTATTCTGCTGATTTGCGCCGTCACCACGGCGGTGTTGGCGTCGGTCTGCGCTTACGCAGCGTAGGTGTCGTTCGGATAGTAGATGTGCCACGGCAGCGTCTCGCCGTCGCCGTCCAAACCGGCATAGCACTCGAACGTGTACGTCCCGACCGTGCCTTCCTTGCTCTTGTTGTCGTTCTCAAAGCCGGACGTGCACAGCGCATTGTCCAGAATCGCGATGATGTTGCGCCCATCCAGTGTTTTGCCGACAAAGGCGATGTTCTCCCAGTAATCGCCCACGGCGATGTCCGCCTTGTCCTCGATGAGGTTGAAGCGCGTGTCGGTCGTCGCTGCTGCACTCTTGCCCAGCGTCGCCGCCGTCAAGACGTCCTCCGTCAGCTCAATGAAGCTAACTTCCATCGTCGCCGTGCCGCCGGTCTTGATGGAAAGCTCCTTCGTGTTCACATACACGCCGTCCACTTCGACCTTCGTGATTTCCGGCTTAATCGACACCTTCGAGCCGCCGGACGTAGCGCCGACAAGCGAATCGGTGAAATTCCACGCCGCGCCCTCGTACTTCAGCCCCTTGTGAATCGTGCCTGCACCGAATACGATGCTCTTGGGCGTGGCGCTCGTTGCGCCGCTTCTGCCTTCCTTCATGTTTCGTCCACACTCCATTCTTTGATGTTCAGATTGATGCTGATGCGCCGTGCTGCGCCGTCAATATCCGGCAAAAACGACGCACCCGCGAAAGAAATTGCAAGCCCTGACCCGCGATCCGTGATGCACGTCCAGCCATACGCCGGGAAGCGCGCCTGAATCGCCTTTGACGCCGCCAGCAGGGCATCAAGACCCGCGCGGCTGTAGCCCAGCAGGGTCATCGTGCTGTCCGCGCGCCCGTCCTCGGTGAAGCTCTCCGCGTCCACCCACTGCCCGACGAAATACGTTTCCGGCAGCGGGGCTGCGCGGTACTGCCCCAGCGCGTAGGGCAGGCGCATATCCGCCATCGCCGCGCGGAGGATGGAAAGCGCCTCCTGCGTCATTTCATTTCCTCCCCAAGAATCGTTTCCGCCATGCGGATGATGGTGTTCTGCTTCGCCGCGAATGCCTTCTGGAGTGTCAGATGCGCGTCCTCGCCATTGGTGGCGACGGCAGGAAGCCCTTGGCTCCTGAGGTACTGGACGGCTTCCTCCGCCTCCTGCTGGCTGTCGTACACGCGCGAGTTCTTCTCGCCCCGCGGCTGCCCCTCGATGTACACCCACCAGCCTTTGCGCCCGTCGCCGTGGATGGCGTGGCTGCCCGTGCCGAACTCGTTCCAGAATGATTCCTCCAGCGGGCTGCCAATCTGCGCGGTCATGGCGTTTTCATCCACGGAATTGCCCCACGAGCCGCGAAGCTGTTGTTTCTTCGGCGACGTGGTGCGGATGGTCTGACTTGTCACCTCGTGCGCCGCCTCGATGAGGAAGCGTTTCGCCGCGTCCTTCATCTTCGCGCTGACCTCGATGCTGTAATCGCGAAATTCAATCGGCATGGGTGCTTCCTCCCGTGAATTTCAGGTAGATTTCGAGCTGTGAGCCGCTTTGCATCTCCATCGGGTTATCAATCAGCAGCACATCATAGCACTTCCCCCGGCAGACAAGGCGGCCGTTCTCCGCCGCAAGCTCCGCCGGAAGCTTGGTGTAATCCGCCACAAAGACGTGTGTGCTGTCCTGCACCTTGGCGTTGTAGACGGTATACTTGCTGTCGCCGCCGGTCAGGTCAAGCCAGCCGGTCAGCGTCTTCAAGTCCGCCCATGTGCGCACCTGTTCGCCGATGGCGTTCGTCTCCGTTTCGCTGATTTGCAGCGTCGCGGTCACGTTGCCGCCGATGCCCTTCATGTCGCCGTCACCCCCTGCCCGAAGCGCGCCTTGATGTACGGCGTGAGGAAGCCCATCAGCGCGCGCGGGAAGCCCATGACGGCGTTTTCGCCCGTCAGGTCGAAGTAGGTGACAGCGTGGCGGGAAATCGTCTCCGATGCCACGCCGACCTTGTTTCGATTGTCCAGTTCCCACTTCAGCAGGTTCACGACGCCCATCTTCACATCGTCCGGATAGCGCACGAGCGTCGCCGTCACGTCGATTTCGTCCTTCAATCCACGCTCTGAGACCGTGAAGGCGAGTTCATCCGCGCTTTCGACGGTATACAGCCCGTCATTATACAGGGAGAATGTCACCTGCACCGTATCGCCGACGGAGAAGGGGACAAGCGCTTCCCCCATAAAGGTGCGTCCCACGACGTCACCCGTCCAGCGTTCGCTCCTGCGCTGGAAGTTGTTGTTCGTGTAGGCGCGAATCAGCAGCTCAAAGCCGCGCAGTTTCGCCGCCAGCAGCGCGTCATCTGCATCTGTGGTGATTTGCTTCCGCAGCTCCTCCACCGTCATCAGCATGACACTTGCCCCCTCCTTTCATCACTTCTTGAACTTCGCCAGCACGACCTTCGCGCTGTTGGTCAGCGCCACGCCGTAATACTTCGCCGCCGTCACGTCGGTCTGTTGCTTCTTCGGCAGCCATTCCGCGTCCACCTGAATGTCCTTTTTGAGGAAGATGGTCACGGCGGGCAGCTCGTCCTCGGTGTACTCGGTTTCGGGGGAATCGGGCTCCAGCTTGATAATCGGGCAGAGGTAGTACTGGGAAGCCGCCGCCAGCGCCTTCACCTTGTCGCCCGCCGCCAGCCTCACCGACGGGTCAACCTTCGCCTGATATTCGGCAAGGTTCGCCGCGTCGATGGTCACGTCGCCGGATTCGTTCTTCTCGTGGGTCACAAGGCGCACCTTCTTCGACTTCTTCACCCACGCGCCCGCAATCTTGCCAATCGCGCCGTTCACCGCCACGCCCGCTGTGAACTTGTCAGCAGAGAGGAAGTCGCTGTCCTTCAGCAGCGTCGCTTCCTGCGCCGGGTGGATGAAAATCACTTTGTCGATGCCGTCCTCTTCGTCCTCGAACTTGGCAATCGCGTCCACCAGTCCGCCATAGGCAATCGCCGCAAGGGCGGAAGCCGCGTAGACGTTCTTGCCCGTGTACACCGCATCCAGTACGTCGTTGTCCACCTTGCCCGCAATCGCCTTGGCAAGCTGGGTTTCCGCCTGCGCAATCGGGTTGCCCAGACCGCTGTTGACGGCTTCCTGCGTGATGCCGACCGCCTTCATCGCCTTCTTAATCGTGAAGGTAGTCGAGGAAGCCGTCAGGGTGCTGAGACCCACCTCCGCGCCTTCTGCCACGTTCTCCGCATCGCCGATGTAGTTCCAGCTCGGCACGGTCTTGGTGTCGCCCGGAACGCCCACCAGCGTCGTGTCCACCTTCGCATAGGGGGTCAGCTTCAGCTGCGCGTCAATCTTCGCGCCAATCATCGCGCCCATTACTTCGGGGTTAATCAGGTTGTTCAGCTTGGTAACTGCCATTTATTTTTTTCCTCCTCATTATCATTTTCGTGACCTCACGAAAATGGTCTGTGCCATTTTGTTAATGTCAACAAAATGGTGTCATTTCTCCGCCGCCATCGCCGCGCGGAAGGCTTCGGGGTTCTCCTCGAAAATCTTCTGCCGTTCTGCGTATGGCTTCTTGAGAATCTCGCTCCGGCTGAGCGGCGCGTGTCCCTCCTGATCCGGAAGGCGGTTCTCGACGATTTGCTTGCGGCTCTGACTCTCGAACTGGTTCGGGTACTTTTTCTTCAAGCTGGCAAGGGTGTTCTCCCATCCGTCGATGTTCCCCTTGTCGTCCAGCGTCAGGGCGTCCCCTTTTTGCTGGAGTACCCACGTCATGTAGTCGATGTCGCTTGCGCCACCGCGCATGAGGGCAATGTGGATAGCAGCATCCATGCGGCTCTTTTGCAGGGCCGCCTGTGCCGCTTCAAGCTGCCTGTGCATCTCGTCCATCGTCTCTTGGCTGCCGCTGTGTTCTGCCTTGTCGGCTTCGAGGGCGGCAATCTTCTGCTGCGCTGCTTCGAGCTGCTGGCGAACGCTTTCGTGTTCTCCTTTGAGCTTTCCGAGGCGAATATCCGCGTTCTCCTCGCCGGTGGTGAAGAGCTTGGCGGTTTTCATGTCGTTCTGGATGGTGCGAATGGTGTCCTCCGCAACACCGTTCTGCTTGAGAATCTCTGCAAGCGTCATGTGTTTCTCCTTCCACCGCCCTACGCTTATCTACGGGGTCGCATCCCGTGGGCAGTCGGTGTTTTACGCCGCCTCCGGCGAGAGAATGATGTTGTATACCAGAATTGCAAAGGCGCACCCGCTCTTGCGTCAGGTGCGCCTGATTGCCGCTATTGGAGCAGCTTCGCCCACGTCTTCGCGCCGACGATGCCGTCCGCGGTCAAACTGTGCGCGGCCTGGAATGCCTTGACTGCGGCAATGGTGTTCTTGCCAATGATGCCGTCCACCTTGCCGCAGTCGAATCCCGCGTCAATCAGCAGGTATTGCAGAACTTTGACTTGCGTTCCTCTGCTGCCGTTCCTGAGGACGAGAAGGGGGCTTGCGCCGTCTCCGGCATCCGCCGGGTTCTCGGTCGGTGCGGGTGTGTCGGGCGTGTCAGCGGGCGAATCAGGGGCATCCACGGCGTAAGACGTGCCGGTCAGCTCCGCCCACTCGTTCCAGCGGGTGATTTTGCTCTCGACCACGCCGTAAGCCGTGCCTTTCGCCTCGATGACCTTGCCATCGCCGACGTACAGCCCGACGTGGTGACGGTCGCTGCCCTTGGTGAGGAACACCGCCGTACCGGGCTTGAGCGGCTGACCATCGGTGCGCTTGCCGCCCTGCAATGCGCCCTTGGCGGCGGCGTACTTGCGCCACATGGTGTTGCTGCCGTGGTACATATACCCGCCCAGCTGCTTATACGCCCACCAAAACAGCCCGGAGCAGTCCGCAACGCGCCGCCCGACCCACTGCTGCCCGTAGCGTATCGTCTGCGCGCGGGTGGCGCTGTCCTGCGCACGCTGCGTGTGAACCTGCCCCGTGCCGCCCCAGATGTACCCCCACTTTTCCGCCAGCGCGCGGCGGAAGAGGGCGACAACCTCCGCCGCGCTGACCGTTTTTGATGCCATCGTCAATCACCACCGGGGTCAATTTCTGCTTTGCCGAGCTGTTTATACACCTGATTCACGCCCGTCGAGGCGAGCCCCGACACGATGCCGACCGCGAGCGCATTCAGCACGTCCTTCGCCGGGAAATCCGGGATGACGTACATGCCGACGATGCCCAGCACGCCGCCCGCCGCGCCCACGATGACCGGAATCAGCTCATCGCGGATGCTGCCCAGCGACTTGCAGAGCAAGCCAATCAGGTAGGTGATGACGACAATCGCCAGCACCGTGCCCATGGTAGAGATGTCCATGATACCACTCCTTTTCGGAATTATTGTATGAAAAAACAGCCTGCACGAGGTGTGCGGCTGCTTTTCACGAATTAAGTTGATTGCAAGTTGCAATTTCTCTTTGCAACTTGCAATTTTTGGTTTCAAACAAGGTTCAAAGATGATTCAAAGCCGGTTACTGGATATGCCCACCATTGCGTTCCATCATGATGTCGCTGAAAAACTCCCGATTCACGGTGATGTTCGGCAGCTCATTCGCTTTCATGGTAATGACCACCTGCAAGTTCGTCGGGCAGGCATAATCCCCGTAGATGCTTTCTGCCTTCTCGAAGATGGTCTGCCCGCAGTCCCTGATTTGCTGGATTCGTTCTTCTCTGGTCATGGTCACGTTTATGCACTCCTTTCAACGTATCAAAAAAGCACCTTGCAGGGGGGCAGGGTGCTTTCTACCGTTTTTCTCCTTCGCTGGCTTGTTTTCTGTCCTCTTCCAGCAGCTTTTTAAGAAGTGCATCGCGTTCTTCTCGCGTCATTTTCCGAAATTTTTCAATTTCTTCGGTGTTCGGAATGTCATATTCCTTATATTTCACGCTACTTCACCTCTCCGAAAGCGCACGCCCTATTAAAGGAATTTCCGCTCCAATTCCACATTCAGCCCCAAATCATCCAGCGGGATTCCTTCATTCAGCAGCGTGTTCTTGATGGTGTCCAGCACTTCGTAATACGCAAGGCGCTTCCCCTTGTAGAAGGCATCATCGGGGTTTTCCCTTGCCTCGTTCATCGTCTCATTGGCATTGTCAATGACGCGGGCAAGGATATACTTCAATGTACTTTCATTCATCGTATTCACCTCTTCTCTTTAATTCTGCAATTCTGCGCGCCCTTGATTCACGGAAATTAGTGATTTCCTTATACCAATGCTTTTTTAGTCCTTCTTGCTCACGCGGGTCTCTTTCATCCCAATTTGGCACATGCTCTTCGGGATGCTCAATCTTATGCCAATGCTCTACAATCCGCTGGTCAAACGTTTCCAATGACTTTCGGATAGAAGAAGTTTTTTGCCGCTGCAAATCTTTTTCGGCGGAATTTGCAAAGAACTGCAAATCCATCTGAATTATACCACCTTTGCGCTGCTTATTCAACACCTTTTCCGCTTTCAGATACTTCTCCTCAAACTCCCTGAACCCCTCCGCCTTGTCCAGCCCGAAGAACTTCGCCCTGTCCTTCATGGTCTGCAACTCGTCCGCGTCCAGCACCCACTTCGCCCTTGTCAGCGCGACGCAGCGGCAGTTGCAGTCCTCTTCGGGGCGCCCGAATGCGCCGGGGTACTCCGCTTTCTTGCCGTCTATCTCGAACGGCTCGCCGACTTCGCGAATCTGCCCGTCAAGGATGCGGTGATCCGTGCGCGTGTTGCCGTCCAGCACTGCATCCCACTGCTTGACCACTTGGCAGCCTTGACCCTTGGCGGCGTTGCGCGCGTCATCGGCGGATTGCTGCTGAATACGGTGTCCCTCGGTACGGACAATCGTCTTCGCGCGTTTGAGCGGAATGCCGGACGAAATCTGCACCTGACGTGCAATCATGCTGTAGTCGCTGCCGATGGAGATGCCGACGGAAATTTCCCGGCGGATGGTCTTCTTCAGCTTCTGCATATCCACGCCGAGTTCACCGTACAGCCGCCCGCTGAGCTTGCTGTCCGTGCGGATGGCGCGGGTCACTGCGCGCTGGTCAATGGGTGAGAGCAGCGGCATTCCCTGCTTGTGCAGGCTGTACATCGTGCCGACATAGCCGTGCTGATAGCTGCGCGTCAGGTATTCTTCGATGGTCTGATTGCTTTTCTTGTGCAGTTCGTCCAGTGCAGCGTTGATTTGGGCTTTCATCGCCTCCTGATAGCGCTTCTGGTAGATTTTCGATTGCGTCATCTCGTCGCTTTCGAGGATGCGGATGTGGTTGTCAATGCGCCGAATCGCCCGCTGGTACGCCTTTTCCAGTGCCTTGATGGTCTCCTGCTCATCATCCAGCATGGCTTGCAGGGCTTCCTTCTCGCTCTTGCGCATTCACATCACCCCGCGTCATCCTCTTCCGCCGGAACGTCCGCCAGCACCACGTCCGCCGCGCCGTCGTCTGATTTCGTCCGCCCGCGAATCGTCTTGTAGTCCAGTTCCAGCACGTCGCAGATGTTTTCCAGCAGCGTTTCGTCATCCAGCACGTCCGCAAGCGCCAGCAGCGTGTTAACTTGCGCCTGCTGCTTCTGCGCCTCCGTCAGCTCAATCTGCGCGTTGTCCAGCGCGTTCGCCATCACCTCGCGCTGGAAATCGAAATACACGTCCTGCATTTGGTAGTCCGTGCCGCCGGATTCGTTGATTTCCGCCAAGACGATTTTCAGCAGCTTGCGCATGAACTGCTTCAGCCGGATTTCCAGCTTGTTGCACTTGAGGTCAAGCAGCGCATAGCGGCTCTTGATGACGATGTTCGTCACGTTGCCGTCGCCGACCTGCGCCGCGTTGAAGCCCATGCCGAAGCGGTAGATGTTCTTTTCGTCCAGTTCCAGCTTCGTCTGGCGCGCCTGATAGGGAATGTCAATCGTGCGAATCTCAACGTCGCCGCCGGAATCCGGGATGCCGATGTGCTTTTTCGCCCGGATGTTGGTCATCAGCTCGTCGAGGTTGTCGCCCTCGAAGCCCTTGACAACGTAGAGGACTTCGTTCGCGTCCTGAATGTTGTTGGATAGCCCGCAGGACATGAGGTCGTAGTCGTCAATCAGCCCCTTGATGGTTTTGAGGCCGGAAAACTGCTTCTGCCCGTTGTCCAGGCGGAAGAAGGGGATGAAGCCGAAGCCGTCAAAGTAGGTGCTTTCGTCGCCGGGCTTGCGCCAGATGGTGTGCGGGCGCGGGTTCAGCGGTGCGGAATTGTCCGGTACAATGTCGCCCTCGTTCACCTGGCAGAAGAAGTGCGTCTGCTTTTTGTCCCACACCTGAATGCGCTTGATGGCTTTGTTGTCCTTGCCGATGCGGTCGATGTACCAGTAGATGACGTACTCGCAGCCGTCGTCCGTATCCTTCGCCCGGACTTCTACCACGCCGAGGCCGTCCGCCGCCTGAAAGCGCGTGCGGCCGTCCGCATCCTTGTAGGCGTACATGTACTCGAAGCCCTTCGCCACCGCGCCCGTGATGACCTCGTAGAGTTCAGCGGTGAAATCCTCGTCGAAATAGTCCTCCAGCGCCTTTTGAAGCTCCGGAATGTCCGACCGCACGAACGCTTCCTGCCCGGACAGCATGTACTGCGCTTCCTGGTCTACCAGTTCGGTGAAGAACGGGTGGCTGATTTTGATGTTCGAGCGGTTCTTGTCCTCCTGCGGCGTGCCGTCGGCGTTGATGAAGAACAGGCGGTAATTGCGGATGTCGTGGTCGCCCTCGTAGTAGCGCTGACCCTGCCGCGCAAGCTGCTTGCGGGTGGATGCGCTGTCACTGTCGATGAATGTGTGGATTTCCGCGGGGGATAACATAGGGATACGCCTCCTCGGTGGTGAATTTGGGGTTCAAAAAAAGCACCGGGCGGAACGCTGTCATTTTGCCGCTTTCCGGCGCCTGTAGGTTGCCGCCAGCCCCGCGCCGCCGCTCACGCTGATGACGGTCGTCGGGGCATAGGTAGTCAGCGCCTTGTATGCGGCGACTTCGTCCGCAGAAATGTCAGTTTCCACCGGTGTAGCAAGCGCAGCCCAAATAAAAACGTCATTCTCGTCCAAAAACTGCTTAAAGTCATCGACGGTCGTCGTACCTTTTTCGGCGAATGCAAAGCCGACAAGGTTATTATGATTGGCAATCGCCCCGCCGACCGTTTCAGAGCCAAGAGCGGTGGAAAAGTGCGTGCAGAGCACGTTCGACGTGTATGTGCCGTTGAACCAAGCGAAGTAGCGGTCAACCTCGCGCCCTGCCGTCTGCCAATTGAGCGACGATGTTACCTTGATTTTCCGGATACGCTGCACCCGCACGCCGCGCGCCAAATCCACCTCGTCGCAGACCCACTGCCGCCCGTTCTCATCCGTGTAATTGCCGCTGGATGCAACCGGGATGCCGCACAGTGCGTTCGGCGTTTGCAGCGTCTGCGAATTGTTCGCGCCGTCCGACACCGTGACCACCACCGTTCCGCCGTCACCCGCGCTGACAATCGGCACGGGCGCGGTCGGGGTCGGCACGCCGTTCTGCGTACTCTTGCCGTACATATGCAGCGCGCCAAGCGGCTTCCCACCGATGCACTCCGTCAGCGTCAGCGGATTGCCGGAAAGCGTCGCGTCCTCGCCGCTGGTCACGTCCTCGTATAGCTTGCGGATGAACGTACCATAGAGCCGGTCGTCGCGCTTCACGCCCGTCTTGGCGGCAATGTCATCCAGCACGTCGCCCATCAGACGTCCTTGCGTCTGGATGCCCAGCCCTGCCGCCAGCGCGTCCAGCTTGCCGTGGAAGCTGACCTTCTCGCACGGGATTGCGTACTGCGCAAGAATCGCCGTCAGTCTTTCTCCGTCTGTCATTCGTGTCATCCTCTCGTTAGTATGTCCATTTCTTGTTGATGATGTGTTTTTCCAGCGCGTACCGCATGGCGTCCATCAGGTGGTTGAAGTCGTCAATGGGGCCATCGAGCATCTTGCCGAACTTATCTTTGTCCCATGTGTAATTGCTGATTTCCGTTATGAAATTCGTGCAGCGCGGGTGGATGATGATTTCGAGATTTTGAATCCACTGGATGCCGCTGCGGATGCTGTCCGCACCTTTCGCCGCACTGTGCACGCGCAAGCCCATGCCGCGCAGCTCGGCAATGGATTTCGGCTCTGCGCCGTCGGCGGTGATGTTCACTTTGCCGTAGCCCATCGCCGTCACGCGCTTGGCAATCATGTCGTTCGTCAGCCCCCGTTCGTACAGCTCGTCAAAGACGTACAGGCGGCGCGCCGGAATGTCCAGCAATCCGCAGAACAGCGCCGTCGGGTCGTTGGTGAAGCCGAAGTCCAGCCCGAACACGGATTCCAGCTTGCCCGTCCGGCTGATTTCCGCCGGGTCGAACGCGGATTCCTGCCAGCGCTCGTAGATGAGGCCTTCCACGATACCCCAGTTGCCCAAGCCAGCCACGGCGTAGCGGCGCGGGTTCGTCGCCTTCATCCGCTCAAATAGGCGTAAATCCTGCTTGTCCAGCCACTCGTTGCACTGGTAGTTCGTTGTGATGGCGAGGATGTCCGGGTCTTCTACGTCGAAAAAGCGCGCTTTCAGCCAGTGCTTCTGATTCCACGGGTTGAACGTCAGCGTGATTTGCTTGAACAGCGGCGGTGCGCATTCGCCGCGGATGGATTCATCCAG